AGTCGTGCGCCATCTCGCGCAGCGCGTCGAGGATCTCGCCCGGCACCGCGCTGCCCTCGAAGACGCTGCCGAGGTCCTTGCCGAAGCCGGACCACAGGTCGATCACTTCCATGATCGCGGGCGCGATCTCGTCGCCGAGGTCGGCGAAGGCCATCTGCGCCTTGCGCTTCAAGGTCTCGATGGTCGGGCCGAGACCGGTGCCGAGCGCCGTGCTGGCCTTGTCGGCGGCGCCAGCGACGTCGCCGAGGCCTTGCACCGCAGTGTCGAGGTCGAGGCCGAACAGGGCATCTTGGAGATCTTCGGCCTTCGTGCCGAACAGCCCGACGGCGACGGCGTTCTTCTCGACGGGGTCCTTGATGTTCTTCGTCTTGTCGATCACCATGTCGAGTGCCTTGCGGGCGCTCTCGCCGCCGCTGGCGAACATGGTGCTGAGCTGCTTTGCATTGAGGCCGAGCGCCTTGAACGCCGCCGCACTGCCCGCGCTGCCGTCCTGCGCGCGGATCGCGATCTCTTTCAGCGCGTCAGCCACCGTGTCGGCGTCGCGGGCGCCGCCCTTGAGGCCCTGGCTGATGAGGCCGAGCGCCTCCTTGCCGCTGATCCCGAGCTCTTTGAACTGAATGCTGTACTCGTCGAAGGTGTCGAGCAGGTCGCCGGCCTCGTCAGCGCCCTGCTGCACGCCGCGGGCGATGATGTCGAGCGCCTCTTCGGCGCTGCCGGCCAGGCCGGTCACCAGCATCTTGTGAACCGAGCGCGACACCTCGGCGCTGCCGACCTCCGCGATCTGCGCGACGGTCAGTACCTTCTCGGAGATTTTCTTGATCGCCTCGTCGCCGGCGTCCTCCGGGATGAGGCGGTTGCGCAGGACGTCGCGCACCGCCTGGCCCGCCTCTTCGAGGCTGGCGCCGAAGTTGTCGCCGTAGACCTTGCCCGCCAGCTTGCCGAGCTCGGCGACGTGCTCGGTGTCGCCGAGCTGCGCGGCGATACTGGCGCCGATGCCGGTGCGCTCGATGCTGGCGTCGAGCGCCTTCTTGAGGACGGCGGCGGCCGCCGTGGCGACGGCGAGGCCGGCGGCGATGGCGCTGCCCGCGCCGGCGGCGATCGGGCCGAGCTTTTCGAGGGCACCCTTGATCCCGCCGGTCGCCGAGTCCATGCCCTGCCGGGTGTCGTCGTCGACTCGCACGCGAACGCGAACGTCATTCTCATTCGCCATAGCCGCTCACCTCCCGCCCGTCCTCCGGCCCGGCCAGCTCGATCATTCTCAGCATGCGCAACAGCTCGGCGTCGGCGTCGAGCAGGCCGGGGTGGTACCCCCAGCGGTCGTACAGCCCTACGACGAGGCGGGCGCGGGCAAGTTCTCCTGGCTCAGTGCCAGCCACGATGCCAGCTCGTCGGGCGGCGGCACCGGCTCGCCAGTCGGCGAGCTCGGCCGCGAGGCCAAAGGGACGCCGGCCGCCGCCTTCGTCCACGCCCGCACGAGCTGCAGCACCATGTCCAGGTCGAGGCCGTCGAGGGATTCTCGGGTGGCCGGCACCGGCTCGACGACCATGGTCCCGTCGTCGAGCTTGCGCTCGGCCTCGTAGTTCCAGGACAGCAGGCCCTCGCCGATCGCGTCGAGCAGCGCGGACATGGCGGCCATGACCTCCGCCTCGTCGACGTCCTTGTTACGTCGCAGGTCACCGAGTTTCTCGACCTCGACCATCTGCCGAATCGACAGCCGCTTCATGCGCACCTCAAGACCGGAGAACTCCGAGTCCTCCGGCCATTCGAGGATCAGTGCGCCACGCTTGAAGCCCATGCGCCTACCTCACGCCCACGACGGCGCGACGCCGTTGGCCAGGACGCCGGGCACCGTGGCGCCCAGTGAGCCGTCCTGCCCGCGAGTGACGGAGAAGTCGGTGTAGAGGACCTCCGGCGCGAGCGTCTTCGAGGCAAAGGCGAGCGTCGTGGTGCGCGCGACCGATGTGGTGGGGATGTCGTGGAAGCAGTCCCAGAAGGACGGCGCGGCGTCGAAGTTGATCGCCGTGGTGACCAGCGAGATGGAGAAGTCGGCGAGCAGCAACAGCCGCTCGATCGCCGACTTGTCGACGCCGGTCACGTCGAGCACCGCCCGCGGCATCGCGAACTGAAAGCTCTGCACGTCGTTCTTGATCGCTCGGACGGTACCGCCCGAGTCATCCACGGACAGCGTGGTCCACGCCAGCCCGCTGCTCTTGCCTGCCATTACTCTGCGCCCCCTTCGGGCTTGACCCAGGTCGCGCGAGCGCCCGGCTTCATGTTGATCGTGATGGTAACCGTCTGCGGGCCCGCCTCGTAGCGACGGCTGCCGGGCTCGCTGCCAGGTACTTCGATCGGCAGTACGGAGACGCTGAGGTCGACCGTTTCCACGTCGGCCGGGTTGAGTCGCAGTACCTGACCAGCGCTTTCGACCAGCGCAGCGGCTGCTGCGGCCGGGATGCGCGGAGCAATCTCAACGTGATCCACTACCCACGCTCCCTGATGGTGTTGAGCTTGTCGAGATCATTTTCCCACTGGTCGACGAAGGTGTCGGCCGAGCCGTGTCGTGTGCGCTCGCGCGTCACGTTGCCGCGCCAGTCGCCGCCGCGCACGACGTAGAACGGTTCGCGCTGCAGCGGCACGCGGTGCTTGGCGAAGCAGGCCTGCCCGGCGGCGAACGTCAGCGTGACCGTCCGGTCGGTGACCCTGGCGGTGAAGGTGCGGCCGGAGTGGTCGCGAATCCAGCGCGCCGCCGCCGCCTTGTCAGGATCCGTCAGGTCGAAGCCCATCACCCACCCGCCGGCGTACGCGCTGCAGCTGACCTCCTGGCACGTCGCGCGCCGGTAGTGGGTGCTGAGTGGCTGGTCGATCTGGTAGGTGCGCATGGTATGCGCTGGCGCCTTGACCAGGCGCCTGATGTTCGCGAACGGGTCGCCGCCGATGATCATCAGTACACCGTCGCGATCCGGTGCCGGTAGACCTGCACCCCGAACACGGCGTTGCTGAACGTACCCGTCGTGACCACCTTGAGGTAGCGCTCGACGGCGATCGAGCCGGTCGCCACCCTGACGGCCTGCGGCGCCGAGGACAGCGCGCCGGTCGTCGCGCCCACCACGTCGGCATAGGCGTCGGCGCCGTTATCGCTACTCTCCTGCAGCTTGATCGTCACGCTCGTTCCGGTGAAGGCCTTGAGGTGCACGAACATCACCAGGCCGAAGGCGCCCGGGCTGCTGCTACCGAGGTCGAGGGCGGTCACGCTGGCGGCGGCCGTGGCGGCGCTGTCGGTGCGCATGCCGGCCGTGGCCAGGAAACCCCACTGCGTGCCGTACCCGTTGCTCTCCACGGTCGTGTTCAGCAGGAATGAGCTGTCCTGCGCGCGGTTGCCGTCGTAGTTGAGCTGCTTACCGATGCACGACGCGCACGGCACGCCGATGGCCGGCGTGTACGCGACGTAGGTCGCGATGGCGTCGGTGCGCGGCAGCGGCGAGTACACGTCGTGCGACGCGCCCACGTCCGGGTTCCAGTACGACACGATGTCCATACCGCCGCTACGCTGGCCGCCGTCGCGCGCCACTGCGCTCTGCGTGATGTCGGTCAGGACGATCGGCGTGTTACCGCCGCTGATCCTGCTCAGGCTGTTCGTCGAGGCGCCGACGTCGTAGCCGCTGACCCACAGCGCCGCGCCCATGCCGCTGCTCTTGCCCGTCATCAGGCCGTCACCGCCCTCTGCTCCCAGCCGTCATTGAAGATCACGTTGATGTTGAGGTCGGCGATACGCGACAGCTTGTTGTCGATGTTCGCGTAACCGCCGCGCCATCGCGGCAGGTCACCCTGCTCGCCGAGAATGTCGACGTTGCGCACCGTGCCGCCGAGCGTGAAGTCGCCGTTGATCCGTCCGAGGTACAACGCCGCGGCGCCGAACACCTTCGGCTCGATGGCGCTCTCGGGCCGGTGCAGCATCGGGAAGTAGATCCGAGCGGTGCAGTGCAGCAGGGCGTTGGTCGACGCCAGGCCGGACCCGTCCGGCGCGCTGCCGAGATCTTCCACCCACAGCGCGAAGCAGAGCGACGGCGGCGGCGCTTGCTTGAACTCGGTCAGTCGCGCGACCTCGAACGAGCCGATCGCCTTGGCGTGGTCGAGCAGCCGTGTCAGCGCGTCTTCGACGTCGATGGTCATCCGTTGCGACCCAGCGCTCGGCCGATGATGCGGTCGGTGGTCGGCCCGGCGATGCGGTGCACGAAGGCGATCAATCGCCGCCAGTGCTGGTAGCCCTTGAAGCGCGAGGTCCGGTTGCGGCTCGACGTGCCGGCCAGCCAGGGCCCGTAGGGTACGCCGCTGTCCTGGATCATCCAGAACGGACCGATCTTCTTCGGGGTGATGTGGGAGCGATACCAGCCGGTAGGGTTCTTGAACGGCGGCGCGCCGAGGTCGCCGCGCAGGTGGTCGGCGCCGATGGTCGCGATCTCCTGTTCGGCCTCGTCGATGGCCATGCTCAGATGCCGCTGCGTCTGCCCGTTGAACAGCGGTCCGGTGCGGCTGGCCTGCACTCCGATGTTGATCATGCGATAGCCAGGTGCCGGGCCTTGCGGCCGAAGATGCGAAACACATCCTTCTCCAGCTGCGCGACGCCGCGGCCGGTGAACTCGCGGGCGTTCTCGCCGGTGCCGGCCACCCTCGCGTAGCCGCTGCGTTCCTGCAGCAGCGTGTTGAGGGCGTAGGCGCGGTTGAGGGCGGCGAGCAGGGCGGGCGGGCGCCAGCGGTAGACGGTGGCGGCCGTGTCGTGCGCGGCCAGGGCGGTGCCGAGCTGCGCGCGGTCGAGCTCGACGCCGGCCAGCGCGTAGATGTCGGCGGTCGTGCCGGCGTGCGCGGCGAGCTGCGAGCCGTCCTGCGCCCGCTTCACGGTCAGCGTGTCGCCGATGATGTCGATCACGCGCATGCGTTCGCCGTCGATGCTGATGATCTCGTCAACCGCGAACGCGGTGCCGTCTGCGACGGTCACGCTGACGTCCGCCTCGCTGGCGTCGAGGTCGGCGCCGAGCTGTTGCGTGGTGTCGACGAAGCTGCGCTCGGTGATCACCATGCGCTCGTCATCGATCAGCAGGACGTCGCCGACGCCGAACCGGGCCGTGGTCCACGTCAGCTCGGCCTGCGCGGTCGCCGAGGCGGCGAGGGTGCCGGCCAGGCTGCCGACCGCGGTCAGGTCGTACGACCAGCCTTCGAGGCCGGTGACGCCGATGGCGCGCTGCGACGTGGTGAGCGAGCCGAGCGAGCCGCTGCCGCCGAGGTCGATCTCAAGGCCGGTGTACGGCGGGCCGTCGGTCGGCGTCGCGAACCACTGGCCGGCGGTGAGGGTGGTCGCGCCGTTGTTCGTCGTGACCGTCTCGATGTCGATCATCGTGCGGCCGTTGTCGAAGCGCAGCACCCACGACGGCGCTCGCGAGCCGCGGCCGGGCCAGTCGTAGGTACGGGTGACACTGACCGGCGCGAAGGCGTTCTCAGGGCGGTTGCAGAGACCCTCGACGTCGCGGGCACCCTGCGCGATGGCGTCGTCGATCTGCGCGTTGGAGCGCGCAGTTTCCGCTTCGTCGAGCGCGGTTTTCACCGACTCGCGCGACGTGTAGACGATCGCCATCCCTGGTCCCTTGCATTCTTGGCCGGCGGGCGCACAGGCCCGGCGGGGATGATCTTCAGTTGTTGATCGCGCCAACGATGTTGACAGTATGCACGACGACGGCGCCGCTGACGACGGCCGTTCGGCCGTGCGCCTTGCCGCGCAGCCCTGTAGGCGCTGGCGTGACGGTGGCTGCCAGCGCGCCGAGCACCGCGACGCCGCTGCCGAGCACCGCGCGCCGCCCCGTAGCGACGGCCGCCAGCGCGCCGAGCGCTGCGGCGGCCGTGCCCGCGACCGGTGGCCCGACGACGGCGTCCGCGGTCAGCCCGCCGAGCACTGCGGCGCCTGAGCCGACGATCGTGCCCTTGCCCGTGATCGTGCCAGCCACGGTGCCGAGCGACGCCGCGGCGGTGCCGCGGATGGTGCCGACACCGATCGCGGCTGCGGTCGGTCGGCTGAACGTCGCCGCGGCGACGCCGACGATCGTGCCCTTGCCGACCGCGGTGCCGGTCAGCCCGCCGAGCACCGCGACGGCGGTGCCGGGTGTCGTGCTCGCGCTCGACCCGCCCTTAATCACGACGCGCACGACCATCGCAGGCTCGTTGCCGTCGACCGTGTTCAGGGCGGCCGTGCTGATCACGGCGTTCGCCGCACCAGCCGTGGCCGTATTGATGGCCATCTGTACGTTCTGGCCGCTGCCGCCGGCGTCGTTGCCCCGGAAGTCGAGCTGTTCAGTCCATGTCAGCCCGCTGGCGGGCGGGCTGCAGCTCGACGCGTCCGGATTGAACTGCCTGAATATCAACGCATCGACGACAAGCTCGCCAGCGGCAGTCGGGAAACCACCGCCGCCGACGGACGGCGGTGCGTGAGTGGTCGCGGCGGCGCTTTCCAGGGACGCCGCGATGTCGACGATCGAGCCGGACGCAATGACTGTCGCGCCGACCTCCAGCAGCAGCACGCCGATAGAGAATCTGGTGCTGCTGCAGGTGAAGGTGTAGGCGGTCGAGCTGGCCGGGTTCAGGCACTGGTAGGCGCGCACCTGGCCGTTGCTGCTGCCGATCGCGTTGTCGTTGATGGTGATTTCGGTCCATGTGCCGGTGCCGGGCGTGCCGATGGTGTCGCCGTTGCTGGACACGCCGACAAACGCCAGGAGTGCTTGCGTGCTCACCACGCCGGCCGGCGTGGTGACCGTCTTCGCGGCGTTGTTCGCGGCGGACAGCGCCGTCGTGACGGTGGCCGTCACGACGGGTCAGCTCGCGAGGGGGAACGACACGTCGAGATCGTCGATCGCGATCGTGAAGTTGTTGGTGGCGGTGACGGGGTCGGCGGTCACGGTGCCGGAGAGGCCGAACGTGCCGGCCGACGATGCTGACCAGGCGGTGAAGTGGGTGTAGTCCTCGCTGCCCGCGACGCCGGTCCAGGTCAGCGCGTTGCTGTTGCTCGACGCGCCGCCGCTCGACGCCCGCCAGGTGACCTGTTTGCGGGTGGTCTCGGTCGCGGCGTTGGCGGTGCCGGCTGATCCGGGCGCGCCGGTGTGCAACTTGATCCACGTGTACGCGGCAAGGATGGCGTCAAGCCCCGTGTTCGCCGCCGTAGCGCTGAGCCCTTCGGCCATTACGCGGTTCCTCGTTTCCCTTCCGGCGTACCATCCCAAATCCACCCGTCGGCGATGCAGTGCAGCTCGCCGTCCGGGCCCGCGCTCAGCGGCTGGCCGTCGTTCGGGCAGGCTTGCGGCTGCCCACCCGTCCAACGCTCGCGCTCGTCGCGTCCGCTGGCGAGGATGTCGATGAGCTGCTCCCAGCTGATGGCGCACCTCCCGCTGCCGTGCTGTTGCCGCCGCTGCCGCCCTCGGCGCCCGGGTTCAGGCCGGCGAAGTAGCCTGCCTCGCCCGGGCGCTCGATGGCCGTACCGATCGTGATCACTTGCGGCCGGTCGCCTTACGGCCCGGCGAGGTCTGCTGCTGGCCGTCCTGCTGCGCCGGCTCGAAGCCGGGCGGCGTCTGGCTGGCGTCGGCCTCGCCGTCCTGCTGGCTGCCCTGCTGGGCGTCCTGCTGGGCGTTGGCGGCGACGTAGGCCTTCAGGTCGTCGTTCTCGGCAGCGAGGGCGGTCAGCTCTTCGTTGAGACGCTCGTTCTCGCGCCGCAGCTGCGCCAGCTCGCCGCTGTCGCGCTCGCCGGCGTCGGGCGGCGTCGGGCGCGTCCACTGGCCGCTCGCCTTGTCGAAGCGCGTCAGCCCGTGCTGCTTCGCCAGCTCTTCGTTGTCGGTGGCCTCGATGGTTACGTTCTGGTCGTCGCGGTATGTGCCGCTCATGCTCACGCCTCTCTGTCCACTGTGGCCGGTCGGTGCCCGCCCCCTCTGAGCGTACCGGGCACCGACCGGGGTCGCAGTGCTAGGCGGCGACCAGCGTCGCACCGGCGGTCAGCGGCACGTAGGTCGCATACCAGGTGATGACGCCGTCGGTGCCCGCGCTCGTGTGCTGGATCTTGCCGGTCGTGAGCGGGATGTTCTGCAGGATCTGCCCGGCACCCTTGAGGATCACCGGCGTGTTGGTCGTGCCGTCCTGATCGAATTGGAACCCCAGCAGCGTGCCGGCCGCAGTGTCGGTCGTGCCGATGTCCGTCGCCTGGCACAGGTCGGTGCTGTCGCCGGTCGTCGGGACCGCGGTCAGCTTGTAGCTGTTTGCCACCGTGATAGCCGTGGTCGCCTTGCCCCACAGCCCGGTTAGCAGTACCTCGCCGCCGGCGATCACGAACAGGTCGATCGTGGTCGCGGCGAGGGTGCCGGTGCTCTTGCTGACCAGGTACGGGCCGAGTCGCTGCTTGCGGTACGCGACGCCGTCTTCGAGGACGCTCATCTGTCAGCCCTCCCTTACGCGTTCGCCGCGCCGGGGCGCAGCAGGTTGGGCAGCGAGGTCGGCTTGCGCTGCGTCGCCAGGTCGTGCGGCAGGCCGATGCAGAAGCCTAGCCGCGAGCCGCCTGAACCGGGGTCGGCGAAGTCGGCGCTGACGTGCGTGTAGCCGTCGCCGAGCTGGTCGGCCGAGACGAACACGGCCAGCAGTACCTGCTGGCTGGCGTAGGTCGCGCCGGACAGCGTGATCGTCGCCGCGTCGGCCTGCGTGACCTCGACCCACGCCTCGTCGTTGTCGAGCGCCGTCTCGGCCTTCAGCCAGTAGGCGGTGATGCCCGAGCTGCTGGTGACGGTCGCCGCGGCGAGGTTGTTGGTCGTGCCGCTGGTGTAGGCCGTGTGCTGCTTGAAGGTGATCACGTTGTCGTCGGTGCCGCCGCCGGCGACGGCCACGCCGAAGACGAACGTGATGCCGGTCGCGGTCTGCATCGAGAACCGCTTGCCGGTCGCGCCGGCGGTGTTGAGGTCGACCGGCGCGAAGCCGATGCCGATGTCGAACAGGCGCCCGAGCGCCCGCATGCCTGCCATTGGTGCCATCCTCTCCGGCCCTGCCGGTTCGCCCTACTCCCCCGGCGGTCGGAGGTACGGGTTAGAGCTTGCGTGCGCGGCGGCCGATCCGTGAGCGCACCGCCGCGCCCCTCCCGGAAACGGCCGGGCCCACCTTGTGCGAGCGCGCCGCCCTCGGGGCAGGTGAGGGCGGCGCGCTCAGGTTCAGCGGGTAGCGAGCGTGACGAACGGCGAGAGCGTCGCGCTGTTGTTCCGCGGGGTGATCGCCGACAGCAGCCACGGACGGCCGTCGTTGCGGGCGATGGCCCGGAACGTCGTCTTGTCCGAGGTGAACTTGACGTGCGGCGAGCTGTCCACCGTCATGTTCTGGTAGTCGCCGACCAGGTACATCGACCAGTCCACGAGGGACAGGTCACCCTGCGTGCCGAGCGCCGCCGGGGCCTTCTCGGTCATGATGACCGGGCGGCCCAGCAGCGTCAGCACCGGCGAGCCGGTGCCGTCGGTCAGCCACACGGCGCTGCCGCCGGTGCCGACGTTGAGCGCCATCGTGGCCAGCTCGACGAACACGTCCGGGCTGGCCAGCCACACGGCCCGGGCGAGCGAGGACGGCAGCATGCGCGCGTACATGCGCAGCACGTTCTGCCAGACGATGGTGCTCGCGGCCTGGCCGCCCTCGCCGTTGACGACGATCAGCGCACCGTTGTTCGGCGACAGGCCGCCCAGCGGCGCGCCGACGCCGTTGCCGCTGATGTAGTCAAGGTCCTCGTAGTACCCCATCGCGTTGGGCAAGGTCGAGTCCATGAAGGCGCCGAACGCGCCCCAGTCACGGATGAGCTCGTTCGGGACGTGGGACAGCGCGGTCTGCTTCGTGACGTCGAGCTTGATCGCGGCGAAGCTGGCGCTCGACTCGGTGAGCTCGGCGCCTTCCTCGGTCCGGTACACCACGACGCCGCCGTAGACCGAGCTGACGCGCGAGGTCTCGTCGATCATCGGGATGTGCAGGCGCGGCGCGCCCATCGGGATGATCGTGGCGCGCGGCCGGACGATCGCGCTGTCCAGCGTCAGCTTGAGCAGCTCGGACCGGAACTCCTCCGGCACGAGGAAGCCGCCCTCCGAGGGCACCTTCTCGCTGTACGCGTTGTAGATGGCCATGCGCTCGCGCGCCTCGGCCGACATGCTGAGGTTGTTCTTGGCGAACCAGGTGTCCTGCAGGAACGTGTAGAAGTCGGGCCAGGTGCCGTTGAGCGGCGCGCCCTTGGCCCGCGGGTTGTCGTAGACCGGCGACGGCCGGGCGCCCTGCCGGCCCCGGCTCTCGTCGAGGTCGAGCACCCGGGCGATACCGGTCGGCAGCGCCGTCTGGTTCTCTTTCAGCCAGCCGGTCAGCTGCGCCTCGGTCTGCTCGCGCATCTGCGCGAGCATCTCTTCGCGCTCGCGGTTGCGCTGCTGCGCGTAGGAGTTGAGCGCGGCCTTGAACTTGCCGCTCTTGAAGTCGGCGACGAACGCCTCGGGCGTGTCCAGCCCGGCGAGGTAGTGCTCCCAGTCGGCGGCGTTCTCCGGCAGCCGGTCGGGGCCCTGCCACTCCGGCGCGGGCGCGGGCG